GCCACAGCCTGAGTCGCAGCTGCTTGACTCGTGATGCCCGGCTCTGCTAGAAGATATGCGACAGGTCGACCTCGCCAGTTATCAGGTCTAGAGACCGGTGCAGTCGCAGGGTCCTGACTAGCAGAGTCTGAGTCGTAGGCATAGATAAGGTCCCCGTTACGTGGATCCTGTCCGAGTACCGTGATTTGGTTAGCCTCAGGAGCCTCATAGTGTGCGGACATCTTACGTATGGTCCTCTGTAGCACCAGATCTGCTGACACACTCGCAGCTATAGCAGCCTCTGGAGACTGGTAGAGCGTCATGGTCGAGGCGTTAGAAATGTCAGCGGGATTAGACCACTGGTATAGATAGCCACTTAAGGTAGGACTCCAGCCCGTGATCCAGTTGGCAGCATAGTCAGTCTTGACCTTGGACAGCATGCTCTGGACGGTATCTCCTCGTTGAGGCACAAGAGTAGAGTATCCTCTGGCTATATCAGGTGATCGTGGGATAGTAAAACCACTCGTGTCCTGCCAGTTTAGGTACGTATTATCATAGCCTGCCTCGTAGATAATCTCCTCTACTACGGTCTGCATTAGGATACCGTCAAAGAGCTGGGCATCTTGATAGTGACTCAGCTCGAAGTCACGCAGACGATCTTGACCCTCAAACTCTAAGATACTCCAGTCGTATCCACTCGAAGTATCACCCTGCTCATACTGCACCTGTGGTGAGGTCAGGGAGCCTCTAAAGATGTCTATACCACCCACCTCTACCCTGATGGGTCTATCTGAGGTGATAGGTGCTAGCTCCACGCCAGCATCAGCCAGCCTAGAGTATCTACCCGACATCTTGAGTGTGCATCTCGATGTTTCGTCCACTGATAGGGTCAGGTCTGATATAGCGGTAGTGATGTCTACTGGACTGTTCGACGTGTCTACAGGGAGCGTGTCATAAAAATACATGCCAGCTGATACGCCTTGAACAATGGTATTTGATGACAGTGCAGTCAGCGTGACCTCTAGCCTGACCTCGTCGATGATGCCATCTGGCGTGTATGGACTACCATCAGGTAGCACAACGTCGATGCTAGCACCTGAGGCACTACCAGCTGCATACTGACCTACAAGGTCTGTAAAGATTTGTGGTCCTGCAGCCATCGTGGCAGCAGGAGGGTATCTGAGCTTGATCACCCTTGAGTAGATCTTGCCCTCATCCTCAAAGAAGATGGGAGCGATCTGCACTGTCGGTCTACCATACTGGACTTTCCATGCAAAAGGACCAGCAGGTAGAACCGTAGGTGCTTGATCATCAGCGTCCAAGTCCTCAAACATGTGGGAGAAATTAGTACCAAAGTTAGTCAGCACCAGCATCTCACGTCGTTTGAACGGGATTATACAGATAGCGATGTTACGCTGACCTATAGAGGTGGCACTAGACACAGACCGTCCTGCTGCCCTGTTAGTATCTGTCTGGTCATAGATGCCCTTCTGTACGCCATTCTTATAGACTATAGACGTACCGTTAGCACGGAATGAGATCTCTACCTGCTCTGCCTCACCGTATCCCCACTGGACCCGTAGCACTTCGATAGCACTGGAGTCAGTCCACGTAGGCACGTACGCAGAAACATATATAGGTTGATTGACACCGTAGCTGGCTGTAGTCGGGACCCACTCCACAGTGGTAGTGGTCTGAGTCACATAGTAGTCACCAGCTCCAGAGATCTGCACCTGCTTGTATACACCAGGTGTGATGAGACTGTAGGACGCTAGAGCCGTACGTACATAGAGACCAGACCAGTTACTAGCCCATGCAGCTGTAAGTGGCAGTGGTGCTAAGAATGCGGTGTTAGTTACTGAGTCGAAAAAGACTGTACTCTCACTATTTGTCCGGTCCCATGAGGTCCCATCAGCACCGACACACAGCCTGCCCACCACGGGTCTAGGCTCTGGGCAGTCTACCTCGACGAGCAGTGGGTGAGACGTAGCCACTAGATTCTCCTCATGTCAGAGACTACAGCCTGGCGAAAGTTGTTAATCATCATCTTACGCATAGCCCGTTCCAGATCAGTAGATGCTGGTATCAGTGTCTGTGGTATCACACCGACACCGCCTTGAGACCTGTTACCCTGCTGTAACTCGACAGCTGTCAGACCGATAGAGCCTAACTGCCCACCACCAAACGTCTGTTTACGTAGGTCTAAGAGGTCACGAGTGGAGCCTGTATTCTTGGCTATCTCTACGAGTGATGCCTCCATGCTCTTGGCATAGTCCGTAGCCTGCACGACAGCCCTAGCAGCGAAAGTAGTCAGAGCCACCATGCCATCAACGAGACTGGATTTACCGCCCTCTTTTGTCTTGCCAGCAGCTGCACTTGTACTCGCTATCATGCTAGAGACTGGACTAACTGTACCAGTGCCTCCTGTCGCTTCTACTGCTTTTACGCCACCACCTGCAAACATTTGATCGACTACATACTCTGAGGCTTTGTACGCTGCAAATGCAGCACCAATTGTGGCTAGAGCAATTGCTATACCAGCAGGTCCTGCACCTATACCCTCAGTCAATGCGATCACTACCTGCAGCTTAGTGAAAGCTGCCCGTAGCTCTTTGAGTATGGGAAGAATGCTGAGAATCTTAAGCCCTATGTCTGCGATAAAGGCGATAAAACCACCCGCTATCATGCCCTTAAAAGCCACATTCATAGCAGACCCTTGAGTGGTTATCTTACCGATAGCACTAGCGATGACATTCATGGCATTTGTAATAGTCGGGCTAAATGCCTTAAGCATAGATGCCTCTACCCCGCCTACAGCCACCTGTAGCTGAAAGAAGGTATCAGCCACATTGTCCATCTCTGTCTGTATACCTGCTGATGCCTGTGGAAGTTTACCGAGTTCAAGTGCTATCATCCTAGATGCTTTAGCACCTGACACTCCCATCTTTGCAATAGCCTCACCTGAGCGTGTACCGAAAGCATTCTCTATAGCCTGACCAGCCAGAGCTGATGCCTCTGTCATCTGGTTGATCTCTTCTTGACTTACGCTCGCTTTGCCAGCCATCTGAGAGAGTCCACGTGTCAGCTGTCCTAGAGTCTCTGCTGATCCTCCTGTGGCTGCTATGGCGTTAGCCATGCCTCTTAGCGCATCCTCTGACTCTTTAGCGGTGAGTTTGACAGACCTGAGAGCGATAAATCCTTTTACAGATTGTTCCAAATTGATGCCGGGTAGTTTGGAGATGTCTGTCAGTCTAGCCATCTCAGCCTGTAGCTCTGCGGTAGTGCCTACAGTCGTACCTACAGCCCTCTCTAGACTGTCAAAGGATGCAGCTGCTTGTAGTGACCCTGCTGCGAAACTACCTATGGCAGCGACTGATGCGATTCTTCCTAGAGTCTTGCCGAGCTTATCGGCACTGTCTCCGAAGTTCTTGATCTCATTGCCTGCGTCCTTAGACTCAGTCTTGATCTTGCCAAGAGCAGCGACGGTCTCACTGGCTCCCGATATCTTAAAGATTATGTCGAATACGCCTAGAGCCATTACAGAGTCCTTTTAGCCAAGACTGATAACACAGCCTTCACAATCTCCACGATCTGATTTTCCCAGACCTGACCAGCCCATGCTACCTCAGTCATCTCTGTTAGCGTCAAGTCTGTCTCTGAGGGGTGGCGTTTTAGGTGTCGTACAGATGTGTACAGCACCGTCTGCGCCAGCCCCCCTATTCGTTTGGGACTGAATCCACAGCACTGGAGATATCTAGCGGGAAAGCCTCAGCAAAAGTATTGACAACGTAGAGGTAGATGTCACCGTGATCTCTTGCTAGTTTACATATCTGTCTGTACGGGTCGAACTGGCTACCATCGTCAGCCTGTGGCACGTAGCACCTACCCATGACCATGATGATCTGCACCATCTGGTCTGGAAACTCTGGAAACGATATCTTGAGCTTTTTTTGTGCGTCAGCCCTGGGGAACAGGTCTGATGCTTTTGGCTCTCTAAAATCTAGAGTAGCCTCCACTCCAACATACTTTGATATGTCTATTTTGAGTGTCGGCTTGACCTCACGAGGTGCTATCTTATCCAGAGATGCTAATGACAAATTACACTCCTATTAGACCAGTGATGCCTGCCACGCCGAGCTTGATGGTGGCTGACTCGGTCTGTGTGTCCTCAGGACTGAGATTGACTCCAGCCTCTGTGACCATTCCATAATACACCAAAGCGTTGGCAGCGACTGTAGCAGACCCGTCAAGGTCAGCCGTCAGGTAGCATCCATATCCAAGCTTAGACTGAAAGAGTGGACCTGTAGTCGCATCCACGTACAGCTCTATGCTGATAGATCCTGCCTGCGTGGTCGACAGACTAGACTCGTAGACAGCACAGAGAGCTGTCGCATTGACCGAGTTTTGAGTGATTGTGATGCCTAGTGACTTAGCCAGACACGAGACCGTAGTCGTGCCTGCTGTCGGCACAGCACTGGTAGCACCAGTCAGAGCAGCTGAAGAGAATGTCAGAGTTACCACAACATCTTTTGCTAATAATGAACGTCCCATTTAGTTACCTCTATAGAGTTATTGTGGCTGTGTAGGTCTGGCTTATGCCATTGTCTACACGCCCATCACCGCTGACACCTATCGATGCGTCTACACTGGACCTGTTCAGGTAGAAGACTGGAGACGTGGTCGATACCGTCTGAGCATTGAGGAGTGTGTCAATTTGATTGACTATCGGCTGTATACGTGCCATGCTCACAGCACCGCTCTGGGAGTCCCAGGCTATGACCTGATGTGCTGACACTGTGACTTTACGAGAGCCACAGAGAGAGGTGACATCCTCCTGTGTGCCTAGCTCCTGCCGGATCACGATATATGGGACCTGTGGCTGTCGTAGCGAAATAGGATCCTTCTCAGGAGCGTAGTAGAGATAGACACCCTGCTGGAAGTTAGGCGCACGGTTATCTACTGCCAGCAGTGCCATGAGAGTAGCAGACCCTGTCAGCGTGTCGTAGATCCACTCATCCACGATTAGAGACTCAACTGCCATTTAGATACCTCTCTAACATCGTCACAAAGTTAGACCATGCTTTCTCTGATGCTCTGAGGGCAAATGGTCTATCTTTATCACGCTCAAGGATTAGCCCGTAGTATGCCATGCTGATCATGTAGTAGTAGGGAGCGACACGGGTAGAGATTAGACTAGTCCTGAGGTTACCTGACCGTGTGGCAGGAGACTCACCCGGTGCTGATGCTCTGTGTGGTTGACCATGATACGTTGTGAGCTGTCCTGAGCGTGTACCTGACAACTGCCCTATGATGCCCGTTAGAGTGGTTAGAACCATCTTCTGATGCATCCTGTCTATCCTGTATAACTTGTCTCTAGCGATGTCAAAGCCGGACAGGTCCACCTTGACACTCACGGTGATAAGACCTCTATCAGTAGAGGTCCAAAGCGTCTGACAGTCGTGCTGACCGTGAAAGAGATCGTGGTGCGT